ATAAGTATCAGGAAGATACTGAGTCATAAAGTCAAAAGTACTAATATAGTTACTTGACAAAGTAGCTTTAACCGAACTTGGTTGTAAGTCAAAGCCAGGGGTGTTTAATGAACCTGCCATTTTGTTTTAATTTTAACGTTTTTTAATTTTTAGTTTACCACTGTAACCTTCGTCAACAACTCTGATCTGGAATCCAGACTTTGGTGTTGGTGTCGGAGAGTTTCTAGTCATATCTATATTCTTCGACTCCTTATCAAAGTTTGTAACAGCGTCAGCCTTTCCTTTTTCGTAGAAAAACTTAGCCGTCTTCTCTGGGTCCATAGCCATCGCTATTGCCTTATGAAACATCTCAGCGTCTTTTAAGTATCCTTCATTATCTAAGAACTTAGAAATGAAATTGCTTAAGTTAGACTGCTTCGCAAGAATGTCATTGCTTTCTCCAGGCTTATAAACAATCTTAGTGCTATCATCTATGTTAAATCCGAAACCTTCGAAATTGTTAGAGAATAACTCCTCAGTCTTCTGCTTGAAGTACTCTGACTTCTTTTGTTGATCATCAAGGTTACTTTTATATGACTTAAAAGACTCATACGTATCTCTTTCTTCCTGTGGAACAAAGCTCTCTCTTGACTCAAGAGGAACCTTATACTGCTCCTTCATTTCGTTGAAATACTGTTTTGCCTTTTTAAGTTCTTGTTTTTTAGCTAACTTTCTTTCTTTGATATCTTCATCTGAATCGTAGTCCTCATCGTACTTTAACTTACTCAGTTTGTACTCAACGTCCTCGTCATCATCTCCGTTATCCTTATAGAAGTCAGCCAACAATTTATCTGGATCGATAGATTCGATATCTCTGTTTAGTTTAACAAAGTCTTCAATTCCTCGTCCAGTCTCTCTTTTGTACTTTCTAAAGGCAGCAACGTCTTCCTCCAACTCGTCTTCAATAGATCTTGGTTGGAATAGATCGTCTATAGAGCTAACCTCTTTGTTGTACTTATTCTTGATGTGAGATAAAACAACATCATCATTTATTTCAAATTGATTAGAGCTCGTTTGCTCTAAACCTGTATCTTGTGTAGTTTCTTCACTAGCAGTCTCTTGTTCTGCTAAAGACTTCTCGTGATTTTCAACTAACTCTCTTTCTACTTCTTGTAATGACTTCTCTTCAGAATCAACAAGTCTGACTTTTATTTTTGGTTCTTCCATTTTATTTGATTTAAATTGTTACAAAATTAATTAAAAAAATAATATAGCGATTAAGATCCCTTAACCCACTTCTTATTCTTAGGTTGAGCAGTCTTGCTTGGACTCCATTTTACCTTATCTGCCCAGTATGCTGCTGATAGTTTTCCTTTAGATATATTCTTAGCATGACGACTTTTGAAAGCCTCACGTTGTCCAGCAGTCTGGTTAGTCTTAACTCCTTGCTGCCCAAATCGTATAGTTTTTACAGTTTCACCTTCTTTTGCCACAACTATATGTGACTTTGTAGGATGACTAGGTGTTCTTTTAGGTTTATTGTACCCTGCAACACCTGCTCTTTCTAACCTAGAATCTTTCATTTTTTCTTGGCTGTTTTCTTTGCTTGTTTAAATGCATTTGCTGTAGGCGCACCTTTAGTTCCTGGTTTTCGCATAGTCTCTCCAGATCCAGCTTCTATTCTTGCTCTCTTGGCATGAATGTTTGCATAAAGTCCTTTCTTCATATTATTTATTTTTATGATATGGATTTTTACTATGCCACTTTCTTGTAGCCTTCTCTCCTTCTTTTATAGTTTTAACTTTTGCCTTTTTAGTTAAGTTTATCTTATCGTATCTACCATTATGAATATTAGTATGCTCTACAACAACATCTCCATTCTTATTTTTTTTAACTGAGTGCTTAACACCCTGTATAGATACTACAGCCATTACAACTTCTTTTTTGATTTAACTCTCTTTGTAATAGGTATACTTACAGAGAAGGTTATATCTGTCTCTGGTTTATATCCAGTTCCAACACCTTGTCCAATATCTAGTGATAAAGGGCCCTTTGAAATAGTAGCTCCGTAGTATGCATCAACACCAGATTTCTGTGCTGATACACTTAAATAAGGATTAACCTTTAGTTTGTTTTTTCTCATATTATCTAGGTTCAAACGATGATAAATCAAATGCATCTAATGAATCTTCTTCTGATTCAAAACTCATAGGAGGTAGATTATTCTTTCTCTGATTAATTAGTTCAGATTGTCTTGTAGCCTGTAAGTCAACTCTCTTGTCCTTAGCCTTCTCACGCTCCTTCTCTCTCTTCATTAATCCATCAGTTTCTATTCCCTTAAGTTTCATATTATACTCAAACTCAAGGGCCATCAACTCCTTCTTAGCTGCAACCTCAAACTGCATCTTTTGAATATCGTACTGAGCTTCAGCCTCTTTAATAGCAATCTTAGACTGTGCCTCAATCTGAGCAGTCTGTTGTTTCTGCTCTGCTGCTGCTTGTTGAGACTGCATATTAATCTGCATCTGTATCTGAGACTGCTGATCCTCTCTTTGTTGTTGCTTCTCAACCCTTCTCTTTCTCTTAACCTTAAGCATCTCATTTGCAAGCTTTAGGTTCTTTATCATCCTAATATCAATAGCATCCTCTAGATCAATCTGACCTGCCTGTAATGCTATCTGTATATTCTGCTCAACTTGTGCCTTCTCTTCTTCATCTGGCTCCAATTCTATAAATATACCAAAAGAATGAAGATATAGATTCTTAATATCATCTAATATAGCAAGGTTATACTTACCAACCTGCATGGCAAACTCATCTTTAAACTCTGCGTAGTTTAATATATCTGCAATTCTAAGAGATATGCATTCCGCAAGTCTTTTAGTTATATTAAGCCCTCCATTAAGAATATGTCTTGTAGCAACGTTACTATTTAATGCGGCTAACTTTTGAACACCTACAAGTGTATCTGGATGAGGCATAGATCCATCTCTAGCTTCATTTAATCCAGTAACGTCACGTATCATGTTTAAGTTATAGTTATACGTACCAATAAGTGCTGACATCTTAGATTGCCCACTATTTGTACTCAACTCTTGAATAGGAATTCTAGCATTGTTAAACTCACCGTCACCAGTGTAGCTCCTACCTATAACAGATCCAGTCTGGAAATATAACTTAAGTGCATCTTCTGGATTGTATGCAGCACCTGTACCAAGATCAACCTCATTAATACCGTCAGCATCAATGAATACACCGTCAGGTATAATTCTTGACATTACCTGTTGTAGCTTCAAGTGAGTAAGCTGAATCTGATCTGCAAATGGAACCATTCTCTTAACTAGAGACTGTATCTGCCCCTTATACATGCTAGGAGCATTTATAACGTAGTTACATAAAGCCTTCTGAGTTGCAGCTTCTGGACGAACCATATTCTTTAAAAGATCCCACTTTATAAGTATGTTACTACCCATTACTAGAACGCCCTCATACCAAACATCCTTTACAACATCTATTTTCTCAAACTTCTCGTTCTCTCCTTCTGGATTAAATCCTTCGTCTCTTCTAATTACTCTCTCTCCACCGTTATCTAAAAACTTCTTTTTATATACAAATCTTTTATCAGACTTATAGTTGAAGTATAGTAGAGTAACAACTTCTTCATTAAATATGTCATCTTGAAACTGTCTGATAACTGGGAAATAGTTATACCAAGCAGATCCAGAGTTCTTAATATCTACTAACTCTTCGTTAGTAAGGTTAGGATTAATCTTTCTTAGCTCGGTATAGTGCACCTGTTTAACCTCACCAACGTAATATATATCAGAGAAATCTGGCTTCTCTGTGTAGCTATATATAAGTGATGCTGGATCAACATAGCTAACCTGCAAACCTGCTCCTGGAAGGAATTCATGTTTTGCAGCACCAATACCAATCTCAGTAATATCTTTGTCGATCATAGGTTTTACAACATCCCTATAATCGTTCATTTCTAACAATGTATTAATTGCTACCTCTTCTGCTATCTCAATTGATGGTTTGTATTTAAGTTGCATATATAAAGCCAACTCCTCATCTGTTTCTGGAATCTCTTCTTGAGGTACATTAAATGCATCAATACCAAATTGCTCTTTTGTTTGAACAAGTAAATCTTTTGCAAGCATATCAGCCTCAACCATTTCTTGGAACGAGTTCTTTTTTTCCGCTGAGTTTATATCCTGAGCTGATGCTTTAATAGCATACAACCTATCATTCATACCGTTAACAACGATATCTACAAACTTAGGTATAATCTGTACTGGCTTCCAATCTAAGTTTAGATATGATAGGTCACCATTAACGGCTAATAAGTCCTTATACATCTGCGTAGGCTGTTCACCACGAGCATATAGTCGTAACTTATGAAACTCTAAGTATTGATCGTAATACCTACAACTACCAGAGTTAACTCGTTTAAACCATTCTCCTTCAATTGCTTTCCCTACCTTCAGACCATACTCCTTTGTATTCTTTTCTGAATCAGTAGCCATTTGATTTGGAAAAGGCGTGCTACTTATAATTACAGATGGTTTGCTATCCATTATCTTTTTAATTGACTTTTATTGCCAGTACTATTATCGTATTTTGCAAATTTAATACTTATTTTTGATTTCTCCTCTTGACGTGCAATTATATTGTTTCTTGTGGCCATAATTGCTAGTCCAGAACTAATAGAGGCATCGTGTTTTGTTCTATTATTTATATCAAATCTAGCCCAGTCTTCTAGCGTCTTAGTGAAGTACATGTTACCCATCTCCTCTGGATCTCTATATGTTCCCTCCTGATCGTATCCAACATATTCTTCAATGTACGTACCTATAGCTGATGCGTGAGCTTGCTTAACGTCTTCAGATGAGTTAGGTATACCACCAAGCTCTAACTCTGTCTTAGATAGCTTAGAAATGTGTTTATCTGGCCTGTTCATAGAGAAAGC